CTGCGTCCAATCTCGCCACGCTTTGATGAGGTCGTAGAGGCACCAACGCGCAGCACGAATGTTCAGGCTGAACTTGGTCGTGTGGCGACCGCATTCTTCCTTGAGCGCCACAAGCCGATCCTCAGCGGCTCGCTGACTATTCGTGGACGTGGCACGGAATCGTTCAACGAGTACGGATTCAACAGCGGCTACGCGCAGACCGGCGCAAGCACCTTCGCGCTCGTAGAGGGATGGAAGCCAGGGCAGTGGATGGACGTCACCTGCGCGGAACTTGGGCTGTCTGGGCTGTATAGAATCGAGCAGGTGGACTGGACGCTTGAGCCTGGCTCATTCACTTCAGCCATCACGATCACATTCAACCGCAGGCCAGCCTCATCGCTGACGCACCTGCTCAACGCTGGAGGGAAGTAGCAATGCCAACGAGGTTCGGATCCGACGGCGGGTTCGCTTCAACGACGAGCGGCGGCGTCTTTGACTCGTCGGGCAACCCGATCGTCTCTGCCGACAACGAGTTCGGCGGCGCGCCGCTGGGACCTGCGGCACTCGCTCAGACGTTGTTCTCCGTGCCGAACGGCACCTTCAACATCCTGCCGCCAGACATTGACATTCCAATCTCTAACGAGAACCCTCTGCCGTATTGGTCGTCGCCAGTAGACGACTCAGACGGCGAGATGACCGCGCAGGTGGTCTACAACACGACGAGCAACACCTACTCGCTGCGGATGGACCCAGGCTCCGCGTTGAACGGCTACACGCTCAGCATCACCACACGCTCGGCCGTCCTGTCTGATGACAATCTCTCGCTGCGCCAGAAGGCAATCGCCACGCTTGAGAAGATTGGCACCTACGCAGGCACGACGCAGGTGAACCTGAAACTCGATGCGACCTACTATGACTACACCGGCACGCAGCTCAGCACGAACCCAATCGGCACGGTCTTTGACAACGGCACGGTCAGCAGCCTCACTGGTTTCACCACGGCTGGCACCGCAATCGTTGGGGTCTCGGCAGCCTATGTGGACTTGACCTTCACGATGACTGCAACGGCAAATGTCACCAGCGGCATTGCGTTTGACATTGACACCATCCTCCTTCAGACCTCGCAAGGTGGCGGCGGCGGCGGTGGCGCTTTCCTTATCACCGAAACCTTTACAAGCAGCGGCACCTTTAATGTTCCCACTGGGGTTGAGTATGTGACCGTGGTTGCAATCGGCGGCGGCGGAGGTGGTGGCGGCGGCCAGATGGTCTGGGCAACCAGCAGCCTATCTGGTGGTGCTGGGAGCGGCGGTGGAGGCGGCTCCCGCATCGTAATCGCACGCGACATTCCTCTTGGCACGGCTACATCAGTCAGCGTTGGCATTGGCGCAGGTGGCAACGGCGGCGCTGGTGGAACCGTTGCCAAGACCACAGGAGGCACGGCGCACAGGACTGCCGCTGGAACTAATGGTTCCGATGGCGCTGCCACCACTTTCGGCTCGTACCTTTCTGTGCCAGGTGGTGGCGGTGGTGGCGCTGCTGGCACTACTACTGCCATTGGAACCGGCGGCGCAGTTGCAGGAGTTGCAACAGCAACTGTGCTTGAGGTCAATCAGTACCTCGGCGGCACAGGCTCAAACGGCGGCACGCCTGGTACGGCAACTGGTACTGCGGCAGCGGTAGGCGCAGGTGGCGTATCTGGCACGGCTGCCACACGCGGCTTTGACCCTGTTTCTTACTTCACTATTCTTGGCAACATTGGTTCTGCTGGAGGAAGCGCGACATCAACTACTACAAATGCAATCGCGGTGCGCGGAACTCCAGCGACACCAGGCACCACGACTAACTACTTCCTAGAGGGCGGTGGCGGCGGTAGTGGTGCAAACTCACGCAACGCACCAGGCACGCCAATCATCGGCACTGCATCCGCAGGAGGCGCAGGCGGCGGTGGCGCGGGTGGTGGTATCTGTTGCGCAATCACATCGGCACTTGGCACGGTGACTCTTACGGCTGGAAATGGCGGCGCTGCAGGAGCCAATACAGGCGCAGGTGGTGGCGCTGGAGGCTTGGTCAAGATTGATGCTGGAACCACTGGCGGCTTTATGGACGGCTCACGCGGCACTGCAATCGGCGGTACTGGGGGGTCAGGGGGGTCAGGCCTGCTGACGGTGGTGTACATCGGATGACCCGCTACGCCTTCACCAACGCAGATGGCATTGTGGTGCAACTTATCAGCGGCGCGCTCAATCCAGCGCAGCAGGCGCAGTTCTTGCGCGACTATTCCGCGCTGTTCGGCGCGGTTGCCATCGTTGCGGTGGAGCCAGATACAAGCGTGTGGATTGGCGGCGCGTATCTTGACGGCGTATTCGCACCGCCACCGCAGCCTGAGCCAGAGCCTGAAGTGATTGAGGAGCCTATTGCTATGATTGATGAGCCGCAGCCAGAGCCGCTGCCTGAAGGTCAGGAGCCTGAAGCATAATGACAGCCAGCCAAAGCAGCGAGATTTTAAAGCGGCTAGACCGCATTGAGAAAGACCTGACTGAAATTAAAATTGACTTGGCGGAATCCCGCGGTGCGCTGAATCTGGCTAAGGGCATTATCTTTTTATTGGGGCTGACTGGCCTCGGCGGATTGATTACTTGGCTGCAAGGGCAGGGAAAATGATTCTGAAGGTACGCAGCCAGCTTGGCTTGGCAGAGCGCTTTGGCGTTAAGGCTATGGACGATTGCGGCCCTGCAAGCCTTGCAACTGCAGCTACAGCCCTTGGCGTTGATACCAGCACCAAGCAGGGGCACAAAGCCTGTGAGCAGGCTGGGCGCATTGACACGCCTACCGGCGCAGAGGGCACGAGCGCAAAGCAGGTGCGCGATGCTGCAAAGATTCTGGGGCTGAAGGCGCGCATTGTGTATGACTGGAGTGAGGCAAGCAATGAGGTGAAGGCTGGCAGCATCCTCATCCTGAATATCCAAGCCAGCCAAAAGGTAGTGCCAGACCGCCTGCGCTCAAAGTGGCAGCGCGATTACTGGCGCAAGCAGCCGCTTGCAACCTACGGGCACTGGGTGGTGCTTGGCTATAGCAATTCAACTTGGGAGTATGCGTGCCCTACAATGCAGGAAGGCAAAGAGGGGCGCTACGCAATGCCTGAGGAAGTCAAAACTTTGCGCGATAGCAAGGGCAATGCTGGGTTTCCAACACCGCCCGCAATGGTGTTGATTAGCAAGAGGGGAGCCGCGTAATGAATCCGATTATTAGTGACCTATTGAATGCGCTGATTGTGGGCTTGGTGCCCGTGGCAATTGGTGCGCTTGGCTATTTGGGCAAGCAGGTAATTGATTTCCTGCAGGCTCGTATGGGCGCTGAGCAGTTTGCAATGGTTGAGGCGCTTGCTCGCACCGCGGTGCGCTCCATTGAGCAGACACTTGGCACAGAGGAAGGCGAAGCCAAAAAGGCAGCCGCTCTGGCGCTGGTGAAGTCTGAGTGCCTAAAGCGTGGCTACAAGCTTGACGATGCAGCCATTGGGGCGGCCATTGAGGCTGCCGTGTACCAAGAGCGCCTGAAGCGCTAACCGGCAATGGCATACGCTGCCGCAAAAGAGCCGCCACCTTGGGGGCGCTGTGAGGTGTGTGGACTGAGCAGCCGCGTATGGAAAGCCAATGAGTCTATCGTTGCGCTAGGCGCAGGCTATGCGGTGGTGGAGGGTGAGGGCTATTGCCGCGATTGCATTGCGCTGGCTGTTGAGCTGGCAGGCTCAGAGGATATTGACTAAGCAGCCCTGAGAGGCTGCTTGACCCCCGCCCGTACCCTCCTCACGGGCGGGGGCTACCCTCCGATTGTTACTATCCAGCCTGCATAAAAAATAGCCACGCAACAGCCGTTGCAAACGCTTGACAAGCGTTGCAGGATGCCTTACCTTGGGTGAGTCAGGGAGTGAATCCACCAAACGGTGGGCCTGGCAGAGGAGTGGAAATGACAAAGGCAGAGCTTCAGAAACTACAGGTTAGCTGCTCAAAGTGCGGCAACCGTGAGCAGGTAGAGAATATGCGCACCTGCCATAAGGCGTGCTTCAGCTTCTATTGCCCAAAGTGCTTTGCGCACGATTACCTTGCAACCGGCGTGGCTGGTGTTGCAGCTGTAGAAATCCTTGGTGCAGAAATGGCGGCAAGCCGATGAGCGCCGCTACGCGTTACTGGGTAGTTGAGCGTGACGCTCACGGCGATTGCGTAGGCGATTACATCAGCGCAGCCACACACAGCGATGCACTAAGGCTTGCCGGTGAGATTAAGCGCAGCGCTGACGCTGACACGGTCAGCATTGAGCTTGGCAAGATTGTTGACTTTGAGGGGCCTGCCCAAAATGAGCAGGTGCTTAAGGTCTGGGAGGTGGCACGATGATTACTCTAATTGCTGAGGCGCTGAGTGTGGCGCTGTTTATGTTTGCGATGGTGCTGCTACTTGCAGCGGGAGGGATGCAGTGAAACTGAACAGGGCTAATGAGCCAATAGTGCTCACTGATATGCGCCCGCTGAGTGTGCCGCGCCTAGTGCGCGGTGAGCAGCGTGCAGACAGGCTGCGCTTTGTGGCGCAGCTACTCTTTGCGCTCGCTGGGTGGGTGTTTATCTATGCGTGGTTGAGTTAGTGCCGCTCTATGTGTATCAGTGCCCCGTATGCTCAGCGCTTGATGAGCGGCTGCAAACCATTGACGCGCCACTTACTCCGCGCTGTGAAAAGTGCGGGTGCTTTATGCCCCGCGTAATCAATGCACCGGCGGTGCAATACAAAGGTTCAGGGTGGGCAAAGCAGGATAGAAAAAAGGAGGGGAAGTAAATGGTCAAGTGGCGATGTGAAGCCTGCAAGGCGCAGCGAGAGAGTGAGGTAAAGC